ACGGGATCAGAGGCGGTTCAGCTACTGTCCACTTTCCGATCTGGCATCAAGAAATTCAAGACATCATTGTCCTCAAAAACAACAAAGGCACGGAAGACAACCGAGTAAGGAAGTTAGACTACAGTATTCAGTTAAGTAAGTTATTCTATGAAAGGTTTATCACTAACTCGGAGATCACTCTTTTTTCTCCTCATGATGTTGCAGGGTTGTATGATAGTTTCGGTACTGAAGATTTTGATGACTTATACGTAAAGTATGAGAATGATGAGTCTATACCTAAGAAGAAAGTAAAGGCACAAGAACTTATACTTGACCTGCTGAAAGAACGAGCAGAGACTGGTAGACTATATTTGATGAATATAGATCACTGTAATTCTCACTCATCCTTCTTGGATAAAGTTGAGATGAGTAATCTATGTCAGGAGATAACACTCCCTACAAAACCTATCCAACATATTGATGATGAAAGTGGTGAAATTGCTCTCTGCATTCTTAGTGCTGTTAATATCGGTAAGATACGTGATCTATCCGATCTCGAAGTTTTGTGTGATCTTAGCGTTCGGAGTCTTGATGAACTTATTGATTTTCAGCAATACCCCGTCAAAGCAGCAGAACTCGCCACAAAGGCCCGTCGCTCACTTGGTGTAGGTTATATTGGACTTGCACATTACCTTGCTAAGAACGGTGTAAACTATGATGATCAAGAAGCATGGAATCTGGTTCATGACCTAACTGAAGCATTCCAATACTACTTAATTAAGTCTACAGTCAACCTTGCAAAGGAAAAGGGTGCGTGTAAATACTCAGACAGAACCAAATATGGAAATGGAATTCTTCCGATTGATACATATAAACATGACGTGGATGAAATCGTTCCAAACAAACTTAAATTTGATTGGGAAGATCTCAGAAATCAAGTAAAAGAATATGGAGTAAGGAACTCCACTCTGTCAGCACAAATGCCTTCAGAGAGCAGTTCCGTAGTGTCTAATGCTACAAACGGGATTGAACCACCAAGGGGATACCTGTCGATCAAGAAGTCAAAGAAAGGGCCACTCAAGCAAATAGTTCCCGGATATCAGCACTTAAAAAATAATTATACTCTCTTATGGGACATGCCATCTAATAAGGGATATATTAACGTCGTTGCTGTTATGCAAAAGTTCTTTGACCAAGCGATCTCTGGAAACTGGAGTTACAATCCAGAACACTACCCAGATAACGAAGTTCCGGTTTCTGTAATGGCACAGGATCTTTTAACCACATACAAATATGGTTGGAAGACTAGTTATTACCAAAACACCTACGACATCAAAACAGATGAGATTGAGGAAGAAAAACCGAATCTCAATGAACTAGTCAACAGTATTCTCACGGAGGAAGAGGATTGTGAGTCTTGTAAACTTTAAGACTAACGTGGAAACAACAAAAGCAAAAGCAGTCACTGAGATGACTGTATTCAATTCACAGGTTGTAGATACTACTAAACAACCCATGTTCTTTGGTGCTCCACTTGGAGTTCAGAGATATGATAACTATAAGTATCCAGTTTTTGAGAAACTCACAACTCAACAACTAGGATATTTCTGGAGACCCGAAGAGGTGTCTCTACAAAAGGATCGAAGTGATTATCAAACGCTTCGTCCAGAACAGAAGCACATCTTTACTTCTAACTTGAAGTATCAGGTGATGTTAGATTCTGTTCAAGGAAGAGGGCCCGGTATGGCATTTGCTCCATATTGCTCACTTCCAGAATTAGAAGGATGTATGAAGGTGTGGGAGTTTATGGAGATGATCCATAGTAGATCCTATACTTATATCATTAAGAACGTCTATTCTAACCCCTCTGATATCTTTGACACTATCCTTACAGATGATCGTATTCTGGAAAGGGCACAGAGTGTTACTGAAGCATATGATAACTTTATTAATGATGCCCATGAGTATGATAACGGAAATTTATGGAAAGATGGACACAGAGGTTCTTACGTATCAGATTACACAAGGTATGAACTCAAAAGAAAACTCTTCCGAGCAGTTGCGAATGTCAACATTCTGGAAGGAATTAGGTTCTATGTCTCCTTCGCATGCTCGTTTGCTTTTGGCGAACTTAAGCTCATGGAAGGATCAGCAAAAATTGTTTCCCTTATCGCGAGGGACGAAAACCAACATCTAGTCATCACACAAAGCATCCTCAAAAATTGGAGAGATGGAGATGACCCAGAAATGAAAAGAATCTACAAAGAGGAGGAGCCATGGTTCCAAAAGGCATTTGAAAATGCCGTCAATCAGGAGAAATACTGGGCAGAATATTTGTTCAAGGATGGTTCTATGATTGGTCTAAACGAAAAACTACTAGCACAGTACGTTGAATGGACTGCAAACAAAAGGATGAGAGCAGTTGGATTAAATCCAATTTATGACATTGCTATGAGAAACAATCCATTACCTTGGACAACACACTGGATTTCTTCAAAAGGGTTGCAAGTTGCACCACAAGAAACAGAAGTCGAAAGTTACGTCGTAGGAGGCATTAAACAAGATGTTAAGGAAGATTCATTCTCAGGATTCAAACTATGATGAAGTAGAGGCAAGCATACAAGCTTACCTTGATTCCGCAAAACACAATGATAAACTGTTTGGAGGTAAACTAAGTGAATATGATTGGTTAGAGTGTGAATGGCTAAAAGAGGGTGGATAACCCTCTTTTTTATTGACTACATAGAATTGTGATGTTATAATTAAATGACTGATAAAAACATTGATTATGAAAACCCGTGGATTTACGAAGGTCGTCCTTTTACCTCTGATGATATCGGGGACTATTATGGGTTCGTCTATTGCATCACCAACACCATCACACAGAAGTCCTACATCGGACGAAAGTATTTCGTGCAGAAAAGAAAACCAAGAGGAGCAAAGCGTAGAGTTACAAGCGAGTCAGACTGGAAGAAGTACTACGGAAGCTCTGATGATCTTAAGCAAGATATTAGAAGAGATGGCAAGGATTCTTTCAGAAGAGAAATCCTCAGTCTCCACACCACCCTTGGAAAAGTAAATTACGAAGAGACTAAACAATTATTCCTTAACAATGTGTTAATGGAAGCACTTGACGACGGGACACCAAAGTACTATAATAGCAATATACTTGGTCGCTACATGCGTAAAGATTATGGAAACTTTGAATCAAACACTCCAAAAGACTAGGCTTTGGTCTATATCAAGACTTAAAGAAGTTGAACCTATTGCAGATAAAAATGCGATATATAAAGAGTTCGAGGAGTGGATTGAAGCAGATGATCCTGATCATGAAATCATTTCCTTAGTTTACATAGGGGAGGGTAGTGACTGTGACTAGTAGTGATTTCGGAAGGTATAGTCCTTCACGAATGATATTACGTCAGGAGGCATTGAAAATTCTTTTGAATCAATTTGGTAATCAGAAGAATATTAATGGAATGCCAAAATATCAAAACCATGTTCTGTACGAATGTGCAGATAAATGGGTATCACAGGGTAATCTAAACTGTGATGGCATAATCAAATTCTTTTTAAGTTACTTTGGAGACTAAAACAAAAAATGCAAAAACTAATCAATGGAATCGCTATTCTTAGTGGTGTTGTATCTATCACCGTCGTTGGTGCTGTTGGGGTTGTATATCTCAATAAAGATGCTATCATCGAAAAAGTTAAAACTGAAGCGTTGAATTCAATCGGTGGAGGCCTTGGAGGTGCTCTAACTGGAGGTGGACTTGGAGAGGGTCTATTACCATCTACACCTTCTGCAGATGAACCAACTCAGATTGCTCCTGATGCAGGATTTGGTGTACCTAACTTTTAAATAAAACTCTGCTATATAGATTAGATACAATAGTCTTATGGCAGATGAAAAGAAAAAGGATGAGCAAAAAGTAGAAGAACCGAAAAAGAAAGGTTTCTTTAGTAAGTTAAAGGATCATGCTGAAGATAAAGAAGAGCAGATGATGATCCTCTCTACTTTTGTCCGTCTTGGAATTTTGATTTGGAGTGGAGGAATATTAACATTGGCCTACGTTGAGTTGCCAGAAGCATTGAAAATACCGAAGCAGGATCTGGATCCGACATTTATAGCTTCAGTTTTTACAGGAGTTTTGGCTACCTTTGGGGTCACTACATCTAAGAGAGGAGCACAAGGTGGTGGTGCGAGTGGCGGTGTAAGTAAAGGCGATATGGAGAAACTTATCGCAGCAGCATCACAGACTGCACCTGCACAAAC